TTCCTTATCAAGCTTTTAATTATGAAAAAAATCCATATCAGTTTTTTGGTATAGGTGTACCAGAAAATATGGATGATGCTCAATCAATTATGAATGGTCATGCAAGAATGGCTATTGATAACTTAGCATTAGCAGGTAACTTAGTATTTGATATTGATGAATCTGCTTTAGTAAATAATCAAAGCATGGAAGTATTTCCAGGTAAGATATTTAAAAGACAAGCTGGTGTTCCAGGTCAAGCAATATATGGAATTAAGTTTCCTAATACTGCACCAGAGAATATGCAAATGTTTGATAAGTTTAGACAACTTGCAGATGAATCAACAGGAATACCATCATACTCACATGGACAAACTGGAGTACAAAGTATGACAAGAACAGCATCAGGTATGTCAATGCTTATGGGTGCTGCATCATTAAATATAAAAACAGTAATTAAAAATATAGATGATAGTTTAATTAAACCTTTAGGAGAATCTATGTTCCAATGGAATATGCAATTCTATGAAGGTGAGTTACCTATCATTGGAGATTTTGAAATTAAAGCAACAGGTAGTTCTTCTTTGATGAGAAAAGAAGTTAGAAGTCAAAGACTAACAATGTTCTTACAAACAATTCAAAATCCACAAATAGCTCCATTTGTTAGAATATCAGAAGTCATAAAAGAATTAGCATACTCTTTAGATTTAGACCCTGATGAAATATTAAACTCTAAAGATGAAGCAGAAATTCATGCTAAAATAATAGGATATCAAAATGTTAACCAAGGAACTAGCCCACAAGCTCCAGACCCTAACCAACTCGCAGCAATGGCTGCATCTGGTGGAGTACCTCAACAAGGTGCAGGAGCAGACAACACAGGAAATGGCGAAATCCCACAACCTACAGATAATCCACCAATGCCAGGGCAGATGGAATTTTCTGGAGAGGTTGAAGAACCTGCCTAGTCAAGTAAACGATTTAAGAAATAGTGTTGACGAATAACACTTGCGTTGTTATAATAACCATTAAGGATTAGAAATTATGTATAAAAAGAATAAACCTATCAATATGGCTACAGGTGGTCTTATGAATATGCCACCATTTATTAGAAAATCTGAAGAAGAGAAAGAACAAGGTATTACTCCTTATGATGTTAATACACCTAAAGCAGCTAGACAAGGTTTACCTGCAAGATTATTATCACCTTCAAGAACTAGATTTGAAGTTGGTGGTAATTTAGATAAAGATGGTAGTGGTGATATAACTAAAAAAGATATTCTTATAGCTAGAGGTGTACTTGATGCAGATGGTAACATGATTTCAAAAAGAACTAAATCTGCTCATGGTGGTTTTCATTCTATGGAAGATGTTACTAAATATTTAAATGACCCTGCTAATGCAGACGAAATTAAAAAGATGAAAGAAAAAATAGATACTGAATCTTTTAAAAACTTTTTATTAAATAAATCAAAAGAAAAATTTATGAATGAAGAAAAACCTATGAAGAAAAAAGCAAAGACTGTAGCTGTAGCAGGTGGTGGATTATTAAGACAAAAATATGCAATAGGTGATGAAGTTGAAGGTAAAGATATTTCAGATATTATAAAAGAAATGGAACCTTTAGAAGAAACTGATGTAGATGATTTAGTTCCTAAAGATAGTGATATGTCTTCAAGTCAAATTAAAAATATGATTAATAGATTAGAAGCTGAAAAAAAATTATCAACTGATATAGGAGTTAAATCTAATATTGAAAATCAAATTGAAAAATTAAAAACTTTACAAATGAAAAAAATTAGAGCAGCTACTGGTGGATTAATGAAAATGTCTATTGGTGGTCAAGCTGCATTAGGTGAAAAATATGATAGAAGAAGAGATTATCAAGCTTATGCAGAAGGTGATATGGTTGAAGATGAATCTTTAATGTCACCTGCAGGAATGAATGAAACAGCTATGGGTACAGCAGAAGCTGACATGGAAATGATGGCAGAAGAAGATGCAGAATTTGGAGATATGGATTCTGTAGTAGATACTTCAGCTTTATCAGAAGATGAAGAAAAAGTATTAGATGATGCAGTAGAAATGTTTCCAGAATTAGAAGGTATCATTCCAAAAATATCAGCAACAGAATTTACAGAAGATGGAGAAGTAGAAGGACCAGGTACAGGAACTTCAGACTCTATCCCAGCACTTTTATCAGATGGTGAATTTGTATTTACAGCAAAAGCAGTTAAACATATTGGTGTAGACAAATTAAGAAAGATGATGAAAGATGCAGAAGCAGCTTATGATGCAGGTATGCAAAGTCAAGAAGCTGATGCTGCAATGGCTGAATAACAGAATTTATAGAGAAAGGTAACTCTATGGATAGACAAGCTACCTTCTAGCAATAGAAGCCCTTGTAGTTTTGTTTTTAACCCAAACACCTACCTTAGCTACCTTCAGTTAAGAAGCCCTAAAGGAGGACACAATGAGTGATAAAACAAAAGAAGGAAACAAAGTTCAGGCGAACCCTTACAATATGAGAAAGTCTTGGCACACAGAAAATGTTATGCCAACTGACCTTCAAAATGCTGATAGTGGTTTGTTTGTGCCAAACCCTGAAAGTAATAGAAGTGAACCAGAAGCTACTGCTCAACAGAGCAACCCAGAAGGTTCAACTGAAAATACTTCAGCAACTATGGATAAGGTCCAAGATTCTGCATTAAATGTAGAAACTAACCCTTATAGCAAAGTTGATTATAAAAAGAGATATGACGACCTAAAACGATATTATGATAGGAAGTTAGGTGAGTGGACATCAAAGGAAAATGACCTCAAGACTCAGTTAAGAGAGAATAGACCTAAGTATACACCACCAAAATCTAAAGAAGAGTTAGACTCTTTTAAGAAAGACTATCCTGACATATATGGAGTTGTAGAAACTGTATCTCACTTGCAATCTGAAAATCAGATGCAAAACTTACAAGAAGAAGTTGACTCTTTGAAAAAGCAAAATCAAGCTTTAGCTCAAAGAGAAGCTCAGTTAGAGTTAGGAAGATTACATCCAGACTTTAGTGAAATTAAAGAATCGGATGATTTTCATAACTGGGCAGACTCACAACCCATGGAAATTAAATCATGGATTTATGAGAACAACTCGGATGGTAAACTTGCAGCAAGAGCAATTGACTTATATAAGAAGGACCGAGGACTTGGTTTAAATAAAAAAACTGAAACGAAGACTACAACGCAAAATCAAGGTGCAGACTTGTTAGTTAAAACTAATGAACAAGTTCAAGTACCTCAATCTAACGAAGTGGTTTTCAATCGTTCTGATATAGCTAATATGTCAGACGAAGAGTTTATGCAGTATGAAAAAGATATTGTAAAAGCTCAAAGAGAAGGAAGAATTAAATAATTTTTCTTTCATTTTTTATAAACCAATAACTAAAGAAAAGGAGTATAACCATGGCTAAATTTCAAGGTGGTTCATCTTACAACTTTCTTACTTCGGTTTCTGGACAAACTAATGGTTTCTTTATTCCTGAAATCTATTCTAAGAAAGTTCAAATCGCACTTAGAAAAGCTGCTGTTGCAGAAGCAATCTGTAACACAGACTATATGGGTGAGATTTCAAACTTTGGTGATACAGTAAACATCATCAAAGAACCTCAAATATCAGTAGCAGACTACACAAGAGGACTTGCTGTAGCTTCTACTAACTTAACAGACCAAGAACTTGTTCTTACAATTGACCAAGCGAAGTCTTTCTCTTTCAAAATTGATGATTTAGAAAGAAGATTCTCTCATGTCAATTTCCAAGCAATTGCGTCAGACAATGCTGCATACAAACTAAAAGATGCAATGGATAGCAATATCTTAGCAGCTATTAGTGCAGGTGCTGGTGTAACAACTGGAATGGGAACAACTGGAACTCCGATTGATATCGGATTCGCTTCTGGTGAAGTAGACCCTCTAAATCAAATGGCACTTGCTGCTAAAGAATTAGATGTCAACTCAGTACCAGAAGAAGGTAGATGGTTCGTAGCTCACCCTGAGTTTTACAATGTACTATCAAACACAGCTTCTAAATTGTTAACTGTTGA